AGCTATGGAGAAATTAATCGCCGGCGCAAATAAACTAGGTGTCGTTACTGATATTGCAGGCGATTATTATACCAACGTAATGAAGAGAGATGACGGAACCTTTGTAATTATGGATCCTTGGGCCGCATAAATCAAAGATCATTCTCTTTACGATTCTCACTATGACATACGTCAAAACTGCCACCGGGATAACGGCTTTCAAGTTTACGAACATTCTCAGCAATAACTTCATTGGGGTCAAGATTTAATGCACGACAAGCATTGATCCAATACCACATGATATCGCCTAATTCACGTTTCATATGGAATACGTTTTCGTCTGTAAGTGGCTTACCCTGAAAGTAAATCTTTTTAGGAATCTCAATGAATTCCCCACTTTCAGCCGCAAGTCCTAAACATGCAGTAAGCAGTAATGGAACATTAACATCAGGGCCATGTAGGTATTCACCTTCACTGCCATAGGCTTCAAAGTTGCTATCTAGTCGGTCAAGCCTATCAACGAATGAGGTTAGATTATTGCTAGGCTCACTAGTTACGGCTTGTACAAAGTCTTTGTATTTGTTCAAATCAATTTGCTGTGTCATGTTTTTCCTTTATAAAATTGTATAATTCGTCTGCATATAGTTCGTGTGGTAATGCAGAATGATGTCCATATTGTGCTTTTAAATTTGTGTACCCTAAATCTATATACTTAGGATAGAATGATTGTTTGTTATCGTCAAAATTATAGTAATTAGTTTTGTCAAAACTATCAAAATAAAACTTAAGATGTTTGTGATTTTCAGGTGAAAACATATGTGCTGTGTTACACATTACATAATCAATATTTTTGCTTTTGAAAAAATACTGTAGTTGTAATATTAAATTGGCACTTGTAATTTCCATGTATTCAGTACGATTGACTACGAACCTACGATAGTCTTCTTGTATGTCACGCTCACGGTCTGAATAACCGGTATAGTTTACATTTATTTGTAAAAAGTCAGTAGATGAATTAGAGAACCAATCACAATACTTTCCATTTTTTTCTTGATGCCAAGTTGGATAAGCAAATGGTGCCTCAATACGTGAACTTTCAGACCAACCGATTACAACAAATAAGTCGCTAGTATCATGCTCACTACAATATTCTAGGACACTCCGAGCAATTGCGCTGTTAGTGTATCCACTTACTGCTATGTTGATCGGAGTGTATCCTAATTTATTTGCAAGCAAGTTGCCATAACTATGTTGACGATTGAAGGGACTATCCGTGTCCCCGTCAATTTCTGATCCTGCTGTATGACTACAGCCTGCAATTAAACATGTTTTACTCAATTAAAAAGCCTTAAGAATAATCATCTTGTCGTTGAAACGACCATTTGGTGCTGTAGCAACTGCCTTGATATCCTTAAAGTACTTACGTGCCGCGGGCTTGCTACCAGTAAGTGCTTTGATCTGTTCAGCAGGCTTGCGTAGCGTCTTGACTTCACTTTGCTTTGGATCAAATCCAAACAATGTGTTACCTTTGACAGTCAGTGACTTTGCATACTCATCGGCAATGTAGTGATGCATCTTGCGTTTCGCAGTATCATAAACCCATGCCTCAGTACAGTGATGCAACTTAACAGGGCTAAGTCCCACTAGATCAAGTTTAGTAGCCTCATCCTTGAATGCCTTCATGTGCTTGAGTTTAGCAACTACCTTTTCAACAGGCACTGCCTTACGCTTGCGAGGAGCCTTCATTGCCTTCTTGACACTTGCGTATCCATGCAAATCAGCAATAACAGATTCAATAAACTTAATCATATACCTAACTTGCATCTTAGACATACGTGCATAGGCTTCGTTCAATTGTGCATCCTTGCCACCTTGCAATTCAACATATTCAGCAAGAACCTTTTCCCAATGATTAATGATTGGAGCAACGTGCTGTGGCAGAATGTTGCGTTCACCTAATTCTGCACTAACACGCTTTTTAGTTTCAAAGTCTTTGGGATACCCTGCAATACAGAATTCGTCAAAAAATCCTTCAAGTTCACCTGCGGCTTCACTTGCCTTTTCACGCATGATTTCCTGAATGTTCTTGCGTTCAACTTTGGGCTTGGCTTCTTCAGCGATTTCGTTCTTTTCTTCGCCCTTGCCAATTTGCACTAGGCGATCAATTTCTTCATTGATACGTGCAAGTTCGCTTTCATTGAGTACTAGACCACGCAAAGACAGTCGTGCCATCCAGCCCCTTGACGTATGAACCTTGTGATCAGGAGCCTTCTTTACAAACTTAATCTTGTCTTTGCCGTTGTTGGCTTCAAGATATTGGATATAAAAGTCTTTAGCATCAGGCTGAGAATAAAACTTTGAGTACCAATTAAATGCGTTACCCAATTTATACTGCCTATCAGCATCATCAGGCTGAGTTTCAAACAGTGGCTCAGACCCATAATATTGGGCATCTGCATCTTTTGGATTAAGGTCACGCACAAAAGAATGAGTTTGTACTTTAAAATTGGGCTTGCGAGCCATAGAAAATCTCCGTAGTTTTACGATACTTATGCAGTATACACTAAAATTGATTAAATGTCAAGCCTTTTTATCCAAAAAAATTCGATAAATACAGTATGCCAAGATTAAGCCTATACCGTCCCAATAAACAGAATGATTACAGATTCCTAGATCGCACGATTTCGGATATGCTAACCGCCGGTGGTACTGATTTGTATGTTCACAAATATTTGGGACCTACTGATCAAGGTCCAAGTACAGACCCTACCCAACCACAATATGAAACATTAAGTCCTACGAACATTCAAGACTTACTATTCATGGAAAACCGTGATAGAACATATGATCCAAATATCTATAGATTGCGCGGGCATTACAATGTACAAAATCTTGACTTTGATTTAAGTCAGTTTGGTTTATTCTTAAACAACGATATTATTTTTATCACAGTTCATTACAATGATATGATTGATATCATTGGTCGTAAGTTAATGGTAGGTGATGTTATTGAATTACCTCACTTGCTAGATTACAATCCTTTAAGTGAAACTATTCCTGTTGCACTAAAACGTTTTATGCAAATCACTGATGCAAACTATGCCAGTGAAGGTTTCACACAAACATGGTATCCTCATCTATGGCGTATCAAATGTGAACCTCTTGTTAATAGCGAGGAGTTTTCAGATATTCTTACACAACCTATCAATCAAGACAATTATCTTGGTAACTGGGATAAGACAAAACCTTATCCAGAGGGCTATACTGTTACATTTGGTGGTTTGATTTACAAATCATTAGCCGATGTTCCTGCAGGAACATATCCACCGAATGCAACATACTGGCAATTGGTTTCAAATGGTGGACTTGCAGATATCATTTCTACATACAACAAGAACATTGCTATCAATGATGCTGTTCTTGCAGACGCAGAATTGCTTGTACCAAAATCAGGTTACGATCAAAGTCAGTTGTATGTCGTACCTACATATGGTGAATACATTACTAATGAGGAAGGTAACACAATACCTGCTCCCCATCCGTTCGCTCCTGCTCCACCGATCGGTGTGCTTGCACCTAATCCATTCCAAAACTTCCCCAATGCACCAATGCAATTGCAGGATGCTAAGATTGTAATATATCGCAATAGTAAGTATAAAAACCCAAGTGTTGGTATTAAGATTACAAAGAGTGCATTAGCAAAACTGCAAGAAATGAATGGTGTGGGTAAATTTGTACCTGATAAGATTGACAAATTCGTTCAAGCAAGTTTACAGATAGTTGAACAAGCACCTGAAAAAACCGCAGGTGGTAGTGGTCGTGTTGATGGAATCAAAGTTCTAAAGATAGCATCATTGGGAACTGTGATCACAGGACCATATGGTACTGCTGATAACACATACGCTACAGCCGATCAGGACCCAAGTTTACCAAGTTTCACTGGCACAGTAACAAGTGTTATGGACTTTAGAGCAGACTGCGATCCTGCATATCAGTTTATTTCAAGACAAACACCACAAGCATTTGGTTACACAACTGGTTACATGACAGGAGACGGCAGTGCTCCAAACGGATTCCCAACAGGTGCAGGTATCAGTTTCCCACCAAATCCCGCAGTTGGCGATTATTTCTTGCGCATCGATTACTTACCACAACTATTATATCGTTGGGATGGTAAGATTTGGGTACAAATTAGCCAAAACGTCAGAACACAAACTGGATTTGGTTCAACAGAGAACCAATCACAACTCTCATCATTTATTAATAACGATGCTAAAATTTATGTAAATAATGAGAATGCAGTTGTTCCTCAAGCACAACCATTGTCGAACGTACTGCAAAATCCACCACCGACACTACCGCCGGTAATATAAAAGGTTATTCATGGCAGCGCAATATTTTTACGATTCACAGATACGCAGATTCTTAGTTCAATTTGCTAAAATTTTTAGCAACTGGCAAGTTACTAAAGGTAACGATCCAGCGGGCAATCCTATCTATGTTCGTGTGCCTATTATGTATGGTGATCAAAGTCGTCAGGCTGCAACTGTTGTTAATAACAATAGTGCAAGTACATTACCTAGTGCACCTATGATTACTTACTACATTAGTGGACTAGAATATAATCAAAAGTGGACTACTGATCCTACGTTTGTTGACAAAATTAACGTAAGACAACGTGCATACAACCAAGATACACAAAGTTATGAGACAACACAGGGACAAGCATTTACTATTGAACGATTAATGCCTGTACCTTATACATTACGTATTACTGTTGATTTTTGGACTACAAACTATCAACAAAAATTAGAAATCATTGAGCAATTAGGTCCATTGTTTAATCCTGCACTTGAAATTCAAAGTACAGATAACTTTGTTGACTGGACATCATTGAGTTCAGTATTCCAAGATGGATTAACATTTACTAGTAGACAGATTCCAGTAGGCACAGGTAATCCAATTGATATCATGACTTGGAAGTTTTACATGCCTATCTGGTTGACAACTGCAAGTAAGTTGAAAAAGATGGGCGTTATTCAAAAGATTATCATGTCTATCTATCAAGGCAATGCTCTTACAGATATTCAAGATGATGATTTATTGTTAGGTACTAGAGTTAAAGTTACTCCATATGGATATAAGTTATTGTATATCAGCAATCAATTGCAATTACTGCCCGGCGATGAACCATTCGTACCTTCAAATAATAGTTTAGATCAAGACGTTGCCCCTCCAACAGACTTATATTGGTCTAGTGTACTAAACGTATACGGTAAAGTACAGCCTGGTATTAGTCAGATTTGGTTAGAGAATCCTTACATGGATACTCCTATCGTGGGTACTATTGTTCCAAATCCAATTGATGATAGATTCTTAATTTTTAATGTGGACCCACAAACATTACCTCAAAACACGCTTGATGCTGTCAATGCTGTAGTTAATCCATTAACACAGGGTCCTAATGCAGGACTTCCAGGTCCAATCAATGGTGTACGTTATTTGATTGTTGAAGATATTGGTTCAACAGATACATCAACTGTGGCATGGGGTAATCTAGTTGCACATGCAAACGATATTGTTCAATTTGATAGCACTACTATGCAATGGTTTGTTGCGTTTGATAGTCAAGCAGATACCGAAACACAATTTGTAACCAATCTTGCTACCGCACTTCAATATAGATATACTCCCGAAGAAGGGTGGATGAAGTCATACGAAGGCTTCTATTATGCCGGTGATTATAGTATAGTAATCTAATATGACAAATAGTTCAGCAGGTGTGTTTTTCTATAGTACTAGTACTAACCGATTCCTTTATTTGCTAAGAGCAGATAATAAAAATCCTACGTGGAGTATACCTGGTGGAAAAGTCGAACAAGGTGAAACATTATTAGAAGGTATTGAACGTGAGTGCATAGAAGAAATGGGATTTTACAATCAAGATTTTAAATTGATTCCCATTCAAAAGTTTGTTAATAATACTTTTACATATCATACATTCTTTTGTGCCGTTGAAGAAGAATTTATACCTACACTAAATGAAGAACATTGCGGCTATGCATGGGTAGGAGATCATTTATATCCTAAGCCATTGCATCCCGGATTGTTTAGTACTGTGAATATTGATTTAGTTCAAGAAAAGTTACAGGCACTGATAAAAAAATAGGGAGATTAAATCCCCCTATTCTTACATTCCAAACATTTTACTAACTACATGAAACCCTAATGCCCCTGCAGTTGCGGCACCTCCCATAACCATCCATTTCCATTTTTCTAAAGCACTAACTTTCTTAGAAAGTTCAGCATGTTGCTGTGTGCTTTCAGTGGATAAATTTTTGATCATGTCGTGTGTTTCTCTCATTGCTGTAGAAACATCACTTTTGATACCAGAGATATCAGATTTCAGGTCGTCAATCTTTTCATGGATGTTGGCGACCTGAACCTGAAGAACTGCAATTTCAGTTTCAGATTTCTGCACTTTCAATGCTCTAC